CCGGGCACCGTCCTGGCGGTTTTTTTCAAGGTGTTTATCATGCTTATCCCGGCCTGCGTCATTTTTTTCACCAAAACCCTTTCCCATAGAGTAATTATCCTTATAAATAAAATCGTTACCGGTATTATAAGGAGGATCTATGTTCGTACCGTCTTTGATACAATGCAAATAAGCGGTTCCTGTGCTATTGCCGAATGGCAAAGAGGCATAAACCGCTTAGTATAAGGTCATTCTCTGCCGTCATAGGCTGGCTGCGGAAGGACTTTCTTTCGTTTGTAGATTATGATTTGCGAGGACATCTGCCTTGCCACTGATTCCATAATTATGGTCTTTGCACCCCCTATTGGTGGTAATCAAGGAATAATTAAAATGTGAGGCAAAATTAAAAGGTTAATGATTGATGTAGGACCGTTTACCATATAGCATGATAGCTCACTTGTTTAAACTTGTATAACCTTATTTGCCGAGCAAGGATTTTACCTCGTCTGGCCGATATGGTTCTTTTCGTCTGTGAATCATTGAGTGACAATTGGAACAGAGAGGAATTAAATCCTTTTGAGGGTCTGTGCCATCGTATCCTTCAGCGGTAGAGAGCTTTCCTATCGGAGTTATGTGGTGAACCTCAATGTAGTCCTTGCCCAGTTCTCCATATGTTTTCTCAAAATCAAACCCACAGATATTGCAATGACAGCCTTTCAGCCGAATACATTCGGCTTTGGCCGCTTGACTTCTGTAAATCTGCTTTGTCGATGTTATGTACGTTTTGCTTTCATCATGCAGGTGGTGTTTATATTCATCGCTTGAGTTTGCCTGATTTATGAGCGTTTCTACATAGTCAAGCAAATCGTCTTTCAGATTTTGACGTTCTGGCTTGTCAACATACCATACCGATTTCTGGCCATGCCCAACACCATTATTACGTGCTGAGTGCGGTAACTGTTTAACACGGTCGTTCCGATCAATTAGAATCGCATTTTCCACATTGCAGACAATGTTATACTCGGCGAAGACGCTTTGACCATTAATTTCAATTACTCGTGTGCTTCTATCATCTTTCACAGGTTCAGCGTAGACTCGAGCGTGCTGATAAAACCCACAGACTATCCGACCCTCTGATTCACGGGAACAAGTAAAAACCACAAAAACATCATCAATGTAGTCTCCAAGCGCATCGTGGTTAATTGAATTCGATATTCGGGGCAGATTAATTTTCCCGTAAGGTGGTGTATATCCATAACACTTTCCGTTGTCATGCCGGAAGTTAAAAATCTCGTGGCCATATCCATTTTGCTCGACAAATCTACCACCGCCCTTGAGATTTGCCTCAAGACCGTTATAATCATCCATTTCTGTAAGGTTGATGAATACAACCCTGCTGCGGTTAATGCTTATGTTCTGCATCGACATTCTCCTTTTTGAATTATATTGTAACTTTTTACGCATGTGGGAACAAGTGAATATTATCTCGCAAGGGAAGTGACAAATTCAATTTGCATTTAACCCGAATGCTCTGCTCCCTAAAGTTTCTTTCCACCAAGATTCGCGTTCTAAGATAATATGCCTGTCCACGCGAGCGTTGTAATTCTCCAAGATTGCGTATTGGAAGTTTTGCTTAATATAATCAAACCCGAAATCATTAACTATTTCTTTGAGTAGCTTGTTACCACCATGACCATTAACTACATAGTTCGACCAGCGCTGCAGGAGCATACCATTTTCACCATATGCCGAACCGACATATTGTTTTCCGCTGCACTTGTCGGTAATAAGATATACAGCTTTTTGGTTTTCCAAAGCTGCAACCCAATCCTTCTTATGATTATGTACTATGGTTGAGAGTTGTTCATATGATAATCGAACTTTGTCGTATCCTGGAAAATCCACCCCATCAAATATACTTGGTAAGATTTGCTCTACTACCAATTCATCTACAATATTTTTTGCATAAACAACTTGAGTTTGATGTGTTTTTCGGTATTTTACTATAACACGCCCGAAATAAGGCATATAGTCTAACAATTCTTCGCCTTCGTAATTTACTCCGTCGTTTACCCCCAGCTCCCGTGTAACCCTTTTTATAGTTGAAAGAAGCCAAGTATTCCATGACAGCTGGAAAAGGCAAAGCGCAATCTCTCCAACATTGAAGTACCGACGCTTTGCCCTCCAGAACAGCCAAGTAGTATTTACATCATCGGGATTGCGGAGATAGACTTCCATAGGCTCTATCTCACCATTATATTGATTGAATTTAACCTTTGCTCTATCTAAATCAGATTGGTTTAGATGTAGTAAGTCGTTTAATAACAATGGTTTCTGCATGCTTTTATCCTCCCAACAAGGGCTAATCGTACTTGCTGTTCGCAGCATATAATAAACAAAGCTTCGAATCCCTAAAGATTATCAATGTCAGGCTAATTATCAATACCAAAAATATTATATTTCTTATTGATAACCTCACTCGCTTCATCTGTAAATAAATCAGTTGTGTTGATAAGTGAATATGGAGATAACTCATTGATAAATTTGCTTGCATTAACCTCTATATTGTCCCCAGGATTAAACATAGCAATATCACCATCTTCACTAATAAAATCTAAATTAATACGATTAATGGTTTCCTTAGTCCATCCTTGATCTTTTATAGTTGTTATAGATAGGGTTTCCAACCATACATCTTCATTAGACTGGCTTATTGATATAGTTTTAATTTCAGGCCGCAAATAATCATGATATTTCACCATTAGATCGTTGGTAATATCAATTCTGCTATACTTCTCGTCCAAATAAATCCCCTCCTTATATTATCTCCAGGATTTTTCGGTTAACTTTTAACCAATCCTGCTGCTCCTTATAGTTCGGTAGGACAGTTTTAACTCTCGCCCAAAAAACTGGGCTATGGTTTTTGTAATCGATATGACTAAGTTCATGGACTACCACGTAGTCAATAACGGCCATTGGGCACATAATTAGCCTCCATGCAAAATTTAAGTTGTTCTTGCTGCTACACGAACCCCAGCGAGCCTTAGCATCAGATAGCTTGACCGAAGCGTAGCTTACGCCCATCACAGAAGCATATCTGGCAACCCGCTCCGTCAGTACTTTAGATGCTTCATCTTTTAGCCAAGTAATTATATCAGCCTTGGTATACCCTTCTGGAATTAAGATATCGGTACTGGAAAGCTGCACATGAGGTATCGCATCTTTTAGAATGGTATAGGTATTTCCAAGGTATAGTAGGCTTTCACCGGTCTCAATACATACAGGGCTATGCTTCTCGCCAAACACAGATACCTGATGTTGTTTATCCGCAATCCAACGCTTTTTTTTCTCCACGAAATCCGCAATGTCACTTTCCTTTGCTTTGTGCGGCGCTCGTACTATAAGGTTTGCCTCGCTGTCGATTACTAAAGCAATACTCTTTCGATCGGTGCGGACGATTTCATAAGGGATTTCATTCATACACCGTCCCTCCCATAGTGCTGGTATCCCAATTCAAGTAGTCTTTGAGCTATTTCCTTGCGCTTCTTGAAAACATTGGGTACACGTCGCTTAATTTCGGGTGCAATCAGCTTTGTGATGATAAAAGTTCTAAGTGTGTTTTGCATGGATTCATTATTCCAAAAATTCACTGCAGCAGCATCTGTTTTGAAGCGCTCCAGAACATCATTGGTTAAGTCCTTAAGAGCATTGAAATCGTCTTCAGCAAGATCAGTAAAATCCTTATCTCCATACAGTTCTTTTTTTAGCAAGGCAAAGAATGGCATCTCATGTTCCGCTTCATACCCATATGTTTTCTCGCGTTGTCGACCTTCAATGATATCATCGCGGAATTCCTCGAGTGCTTTACGCAATTCTGCCCAGTTATCTTTAAACTCCTGTAACAGTGCCTCCAGCTTTTCACTTAGACGTGCAAAAAGTTCTGGATCTTTCGGGGTATTAACATTGATATACTCTCGAACTGCGTACTTGATCTCATCGCTAACTGCACGGTCACTTTTAGATTTTTTCTTGGCATCCTCCAAGAAATCGCTGGATAGTAGAGAAATAGGCTCAATCTCCAAGGCAACCCCATTTACAGCAAGATACTCTTCGATAATTGCCCTAACCTTTTTACTGGCATCCTTCATGGATAGACGTGGGTCACGTGTTAGTTTTGCAACAGACTCCCTAATGAAGGCCAGTAGTTTGAAGGTATCTCTATAATCAAGTGCTGCCGGATTTGGTAGCACACGGTCAAACATTCTCGACAATATACTGAATAAAGAGTTAAACTCATCACGCAGCTTGTCGTCAGCAACCAACTCCTCAATAATTGTGCTTGTATCATCAAGCGAATTTACACCAACCTTGTTATGGACAAACTGCAAGATATTGTTATATGCACTGTTAAGCGAATCAATATCTTGTGCTGGGTTCTTCATAGCCGCTACAGTTTCATCAATGTCGGCATCGGCGTATTCAGCCAATGCTTCACGCAGGTGGTTTGTTACACCAACATAATCTACAACATAACCACACTTCTTATCAGCGCCATAGGTTCGGTTCACCCGAGCAATAGCTTGGAGCAGAGTGTGGTTCTTCAATACCTTATCTAAGTACATGACCTGCTCGATAGGAGCATCAAATCCTGTCATAAGCATAGCAGTTACAATAATGATTCCATAGTTGCCATCGCCGCCTTTTTTGCCTTTGCCTCCGAAAGGAGCTTTAAAGCCGTCAACGATCATCTCATTATCCTGTTCATTACCATATACTTTTAAGTGTGGCTCTTCATTTGGAGCAGTAGAGATGATGCAAGCGGTTTTCAATTTTTCCAACTTGGCGATATCAATATTCTGTGGGTTATCTGCTTTCAGCGCAGCAATTTTTTCTGGTAGTAGTTCATCAATAGCAACTTTATATCTATGCGCTGCTTCTTTACTGACTCCGACAACTTGTGCTTTAAACCCATTGCTGAAGACTGTGCTGATATAATGGTCCAGCATATCGGAGGCTTTCTCACGAATAACCTCTGAAGCTTCCAGATAACCACGGGCTGTGTATTTTCCCATAATTTCCTGCTGCTCTTCGGTTTCCATATAACCAAAAACATCAACAAATGCACGGTTCATGGCATCGTGATCTGTAATCTCGCTATTAGTAGCACGACCTTCGTATTTTATCTCTACGACAACCTCATCCTCAACTGCTTGACGCATAGTGTATGCGTCTATATATCCACCGAAAGTATCTGTTGTTTTCGTGATAGGTGTACCAGTAAAAGCAACCTTTATCGAGTTGGGCATGCTACGCCACATGTTTGCCGCAAGGTCGGAATACTCACTACGGTGGGCCTCATCAATCATGACAAGAATTCGGCTCGATTTATTCAGCACCGGAAACTTGCCAATCGTTTCTTTTCTCTCCCCAAATTTATGTACCATAGCCACAGTTACATCGCTTGCTGTGTTTTCTATTAACTTTTTTAAGCCCTCAATACTTCCCGCCTCGTTAACAGTAAACTTAATAGCCTTTGTAGTTTTGAACAGTTGAGACTGCAAATCCTTCCTGTCAATAAGCAGGACAATTTTATAGTCCTTTAAATCTGCTGAATTAAACATTTTGCGGATGACAAACATCATGGTCAAAGACTTACCACTACCTTGGGTATGCCAAAGAGTACCTCCGGCCTGGTCTTTCCTCAGACGTTCCACAATTTTACGCGCTCCGCGATATTGCATATAGCGAGGCACAATTTTGATGGTGCGCCCTTCGTCATCATCAATGAATACAGTATAGTTTTGCACGATGTCTAAGAGATGTGAAGGTTCCAGCATCCCGGCAACAAGCACTTCTTGGCTGGATGGTACGCCCTCATTCTTGATGTCAGTCAGTTTGTACGGATACGGGTCCTTCCACTCAATAAAGTGGCTCCGGCCACCTGTGATGCTCGTATAACGAGCAGAGTGATAGCATGTGGAAATTACAAACTGGTTATAGAAAAACAGTTCGGGAACACCTTCTGAAGTTGCTGCATCTCGCCTGTCTTGATAGCGGAACAATTGCTCTATTCCCTCGGCTATCGGCTCGGCGATGTCTGGAGCTTTGCACTCTATGACAACAAGAGGTAAACCGTTGACAAAGAGAACCACATCGGGGATGATGTGTTCCTCTTTGCCTGGAAGGCGTACCTTGAACTGACTAATAGCGAGAAAGTTGTTTTGAGTCCGTAATTTGTCAAAAGTATCTGCGTCTGTCCAGTCGATGATGCGCACAGGACAGTTAACCTCACCGGTTTCTTCATTGTCAGCGGATAAACCCTCCACAATTCGGTCGAAGATTTCAATATTGTTCTCCAGTAGTTTATTCATAGGGTACGGATAGTTCTGTAACTGGACGCAAAGGTCGTCAATCTGCGTATCATTCAGCCAAGGGTTGAGACGTGCCAACGCCTCCTTCAGCTTTTTTACGATAATGACTTCCGCAAGGGAAGTTCGAAAGCTCTTCTGTGGATCATGCTTATCGCTGTCGTCAAGTGCGAGCACAGTCCAGCCAAGAGCTTCAAGCTGATGAAGCAAAGGGCTTTCCACATATTTTAGTTCAGACGGTCTTCCCGACATCCTAAATCCCTCCTTTTATAACAGTGCCTCTACACTCACAGTATTCGTCAACAAGTCTTGCATCAAGCCAAGCTTCATGTCCTGTAGTTTCGCAAGGTAGTCGCGTTCAGTTTCAATCTTCTGATCTGCTTGGTCAATCACTTCAAGTATCGATTGCACCTCTTTTTCATCCCTTATTAACGGCATCTTAATTTGTTTTACTTGTTCAAAATTCAGTCCTTCTCTGTTTCCGCCAGCCATTAAAATATCAATTTGACGCTGTCCATATGAAAATAACCACCTGAACAATAGTCGCGCCTGATTCAACCCAAGGGATGACCGAATAATACACACATGCTGATTGACATTTGCGGGTATCTCAAAAGGATAAAGACAACAACGGCCAATTGATGCTCCTGTGATATTTAGTAGCACATCCCCATATTCAACCCAACTTCTACGCATCTGCCTATGAGTTCGCTCGTTAATATAGGCAACATCATCTAAATCAAGTCCATAATGCGTAATATTCTGGCTTCTTAAGAACATAATACCCTCTCGTTCGTATACGGATTGTCCTCCCCGAGGGGTTGACCCGCTACCCACCTTTGAGGCCATATCGCCAATCTGAATGACATCCCATTCAACAGGGATTTCTCCCAGTGAAGAATCCTTGTACTCATGCGTTTGAGGTGACCGAATCACACCATCTTTGTCAATTCCATTAGCAAGTAAATCCTGCATAATTCCCACTTTGATGTTCTTATACTTCACAATCAAGTCGCTGGTCTTTTTGATAGCCTCGTCCACGGTGGAAAGGATTTCGGCGATCTTGGATTGCTCTGAGACATCTTCGGGATAATACACTTCTGTCGTATTAAAGTTCTTTTTTGAAAGATTGTGTCGTGTTGATCCCTGTGCTGAAATGAACATTTGCCGTCGCACCTTCTCGCTTCGCAAGAGATAGGCAAAGAATGTGCTATCAAAAGCGCTTTTGTCATACAGCCTATATCCGAAACAAAAACTGTTCAGATACAAGGGACTAACGTCTTTTGTTATCACTGATGACATACCAACCTCATGAGGTGTTTCAGATGACGTTGTGAAAAGTGCATCTCCAGGTTTAACTTCATTTTGGTTCTCGCGTCTACCTACTTTTACATATTCAAGAAATTCTGTGTCAACAATAGTATTCGTGAAAACATTCATATACGGTATATATGGGGCGCCTTCTCCAAAATCGTCAGCGGTCTTACCACTCAATCCAGAATAGGTATATCCTAATTTTCCAACTCTCTCAGTTTTCCACTTACCCATTGATATACCCCAACCTTTCCAGTAATCCGTTCAACTTATCTTCAGCAGCTTTGCGTTCGGCAAGCAAGTCGGTAGCGGAAGCGTGATATTTCTCCCAAAGACCACTGATAGCTTTCACTGTTTTTGTAACTTCTGCATTTAAGTATTTATCAAGCTCGGTGACAAAGCCTTCATGTAAAAGTTGCATGACCAGCATTTCGCATTGTTCAGGGGTCAAGTTATTGCGGACGGCATTTATCTTTTCCTGTAACTCCGCGGTTTTCTTTTTTAGTTCCCGGTTCAACTTGTTTTTCTGGGTTTCTAATTCCTTAATTTTTTTTAATGATGCCTTTGCATCAGCGGTATCAAGGGCCTTAAGGTAGTCCTTCACTTCTTTTAGTGTTGGCTCTTTGGCTTCGGTTTCTTCGTTGTCCTCTTCATCTTTTTCGTCGCCATTGCCCATGTCAATGGATGATGCGTAATTTTGTAGGTCTGTAAGGGCAGATTCAGCATCGTCTTCCAGCGTCTTCAATGCGGTGAGTTCATTGGCAAAATGCTCCAGAGCAATTTTTTCATCGCTTACCAGGGCGGAAACAAAACCCTCCGCACTAATGGTCTTGAATACATTCTTTATTTTAATGACTTCCTTGACGGATACCTTAGTTTCTTTTCCATTAGCCGACTGCTCAATCTCTGTGTACTCACGAACAGTGTAGCTGTGATCCCACCAGTTGGCGAATACCCCTATACATTGGAAGCTGTCCAGTATACCGACTGGCTCAAGGGTATCCACAAGGAGCGTTGTGAATCTCTTGGTAAAGTCGGAGATGCCAAGTTCGTTTTCTACTTCATTTACTGCAGCCCCGGCACTTTCCCAAAATAATTCAAAGGCTTCATGCATTCCCCTATTAGCGGCAGCTACGCCATGATGTGTAGAAATGAAATCCTTGATTTTACTTTTATCGCTGCAGGCCTCTCGAAACAGTGAATAGCCATCACCTCGGTCCTGGAATAAATCCTCTTCAGCGATAGCGTATTTTGTAATCAACCCATTTAGGGCTGTGATTTCTTTGTTCGGAACACCACCTAATATATGTGCTTTCACATCATGAGGCTCTTGCGGCGGTGAATTGTCCACATATCGCCTGATATTGAGGTTGCAGTCATTGCCGTTCTCGTCAAGGATTTCTTCAAGAGGAACTATACGTGAGTATCCCGGTACTTCCTCCATGTTGTCAAATACCCAAACTATCTTTTCGCTGTCTTCCGGGCGCAGGAAATTTTGGTTCTTACCTTCTCCGTACTCTGCATCAGCGTTAATTATCAGGACTTTCCCTTTTAGTTTCTCGGGTTTTTTCTTATTAATAATGAGTAGACAGGTTGGGATGGTCGTTCCGTAAAATAAATCAGGTGGTAAGCTTATGATAGCTTGAACGATATCCTGCTTGTCCGTCAGAATACCTTTACGTATCTTTTTTTCCTCTCCACCGCGAAATAATACTCCGTGGGGCATGACGGTAATCATCATGCCTTCCGGTTTCGTGCTGGCAATCATATGCTGAACAAACATCAAATCCGCTTTCTTACCGGATTGGGGTGCCCAACCATAAGCAAAGCGGTTCTGAAGCTGCATTTTGTCCGTTTTTGAATAGTTTTGTGAAAATGGTGGATTCGCAATGACACGATCAAACTGCTTCACCTTGCCATCAGATTGCCAATGCGGTTCCATGAGTGTATCACCATGCTGGATATCTGCATCCTGGATGTCATGCATAATCATATTCATCTTACAGATTGACCATACGGTCGCTGCATCGTCTTGTCCGAAAAGGGCGAGCTTCTTACCATCGCCACCTTGCTCCTCCACATACTGCTTACTGTGGATGAGCATGCCTCCGCTGCCTACCGTCGGATCGTACACGGTCATGTTCTCCTGTGGTTTGATAAGCCGCACCATAAGTTGAACAACCGGTGACGGTGTATAGAATTCGCCACCCTTTTTCCCGGCGGAGTCCGCGAAGTTTTTAATCATATATTCATAGGCTGCACCAAGCAAATCTGGAAAGACAAAGTTGTCGTTTGTCAGCTTATACTTGTTGAAGTGTTGTACGAGTTGTACCAAGCGCTCATTAGTAATAATTTGTTTGGACTTCACCTTCTTTGCGAAGTCTATATTACGGAGAACTCCATCAAGCTGACTGTTCTCCTTTTCAATAGCAACAAGGGCACGCTTTAGCTTGGAAGCAACCTCGGTTTTTACATGTAGAATACCCTTCCAACCGTCGCCGTTGTCCTCGCACTCCAAGCGAGCTTCTCTCGGTACGAAAAAGGTGCTGCCATAAGACGTCTTATCCTCAAGAAAATCCGCCAACTCCTCTGGGGACAGGTCGTCTTTGTATTCAGCTTCCAATTGTTTACGCTTCTGTGCAAAATTATCGGAAAGCCTCCTCAAAAACAGCATTCCGAAAATATATTCTTTAAACTCGGAAGCATCCATCTTGCCACGCAGAATATCTGCTGCCTTGAGCAGATGGCTTTCGAGTTGTGATATTGTTAGTTTTGGCATGATATATCTCCCTTAGTTTCCTTAATATTTTGCGCTTATGGACATATGCGCATGTTGTCCTTTTTAAGCTGTCATTTCAGCTACAGCCACACTGATATTCTTTACCGGTGATTCGCCGTATTTTGTAAGACAGGTCAGAATTACCCCTATGCCCTTTTGAACACAATCAGCTTCTTTATTGCTGCGGACGAAGATAACCATATCCTCACAATCGTAGAATGCTATGCTGTCTTCCAGGGCGGCATATATAGGTAACTCTTTTTCCCAATAACCAATTGTCATTACAACGAACTGCCAATAGTCGCACTCTATGTAGTCATCAAAGCAGTCCGGAATTTGGACGTTCTCTGTGTTTAGGCGTTCCGGCAATATGTCATATATCGCTTTGAACGTTGTTTCTGCTCCACAATCGGGGCAGTAACGGTATGCGTGAGAAAGTTCCTTGCCCTCTCCTGTGCAACGGTTCACCGTTGGAGTTCCGCAAACTTCGCAGATGTCCTTATTTTTTATTGATTCAGCATCCCGACATATCGGGCAAAAATCTAATCGCCCCTTCTTACCCATTGGTATCTCATAGTAGTGGTTTCCCTCCAAATAAAACGACCAGCCTATGTTAAAGACTCCACCACTTAAATTTTTTAGGGGCATATATAAATGTGGCAAAGGCATCTTTGAACCGCAGGCTGTACAGTGCTTGGATTCATCATCTGTCACAAAGCTATTACATTGCCGGCAAACTCGGCTGTACTTACACAGATCCTCATATATCACTGAAGGATAAAATCTACAAGCTGTGTCATGTACAGCTTGATAGAAACCACCATTACTTAAGTGATTGTAGAAGTTACGTAATATACGATTTTCTGTAGGGTAATAACCAAAATCCATCCTTTTTATCTCTATGAGTCGTCTCTCAGCGGCGTCCCTTGAGATATCGCAGATTAATGCTATGCCCTGCGGATCATTTTGAAAATCGAATCTCCGGATAATGGTCTTCGGTGCAAGTAGGTCAGATGCAAAACAATGTGCTTCAACTTCCAACACGCCATGTTCTTCTTGCGTTAAACCTCGTCTGTTTAGAGCCGTAGCATCAAACTGGATAAGATGTCCCATTACAATATGACCGATTTCATGCGCAAGAGTCCAGCGTATGCGTTGAATGTTATCCACCCGCTCGTCGTATACGATTAGATAGTCATCAGAACCTCTCAGCTTGACAGTTTTGGCTTCTGCCTTTTCACTGTTTAAATTGAGGGGGTCCGTTTCACCTGTATTCACTTGAAGCTCCAGCCAGCCCTTTAAGTGCCAACTGGGAAAATGTCTGATAATCTTTCTCGGGTCTACCGGAAACTCGCAAATTTCCAACTCGGCAAGCAGTTCATATGCCTTTTTAGTTGCAAGCGAGAATCTCGGTTTACTCGGAATCTCTGCTCTTTTTTGCATACTCTAAAAACATCTCCACCTGCCTTACAAGGTTGTCGTAATCAGAATCCTTTAAGTCTCCATTACGAGATAACCCATCGACGATTTTTTGAGCAGTCTGCTGCTGCTTCTCAGTTTTTAGGTCGGGAAAAACCTTCTCAATTAAAGGAACATCGCCATCGTCTGCTATATATCCAGCCTGACGTAGAACCTCTTCCTTAGGTATGCCCAGAGCCTCTGCAAGCGCGTACAGCACAGGCACAGAAGGATTAAGTCTTTCGCCATTCTCAATACGGTGTACTTCAGAATGGCTGATCCCAGCCTTTTCCGCCAAGGCACGCTTCGACCACTCCTTAGCAAGCCGTCTTTCTTTTATAAAGTCTCCGATATTATTCATTTGGCGCACCTCCTTGACAATCATTATAACATTAGCGTAACCAAAAGGCAACACTAAAATTCAATTTGTAACCAAAACACGCCAATGTTTCTCTTACACAATATTGAAGCGTGTTATATTGACAATCGGGTACAAGCCGACTATAATATAACCTAAAGGAAACATTTACAAGGAGGTGTGTAGCTGATTGGAACCAAATCTTAACTACATAAGACAGCTTGTTCGTGAGCATGATTGGAGTGGAAGCGAACTTGCCCGGCGAATGGACATCTCACGTGCGGAAGCAAATCGCTTTCTCAATGGCCAACGCAAAGGTGGTAAAAAACTTATAAGCGGCTTATTGAAAGCTTTCCCTACAGAGAGTCTCGAGACGCTTTTTATTTTAACCTCTGTGTACCCTAATGTCAACATTAAGGAGGATAATGAAACTTATAGGGCATTGACGGCAGCACCTAAATCACATCCTCCTCCCAAGTTGAGCGCAGATAAAAAGGTGATGAAACCTGTCCGGCACCCAAGTTCTCACCACATTGCATGTAGTATTAATGAAGAAACAGGAATAGTGGAGATCGTAGATGGCAGGAATATTACTACTCTTTTAGTACCTGCTGGCCCTATTGAAGTAAGGCATACAACAAAACCAAAGGCCGACACCAGAATCAATTGTAATAAGTCTTTATAACTGAATAAGAGAAATCCGCCCGAACGCGATACGGCAGTGCGGAATCCCTGAACAAGGGGTTCTCCTGCCGTTTTTCTGTGTCTTGGCGGATTTATCGGCTCTGGCGGATTTCAAAACCAAAATTTTGAAAACCAAAGGAGTCGATTTTTATGTCCCAAAAGAAACAACCAACCACCTACACCTACTGGCACTGGAATGAAGAAGCCAAAAAGAATCTTCCTATCACGATCACCGCAGGTCAAGACGGCGTAACAGAAGAGCATATTATCATGCTCAATGATTTCGACCACGCAGCTGACCTTGGTGATCGTTACGAACAAGAGAATCGGGACTACGGTACAGAAAACAAAAAGTCCAGGTACGAAAGCGACCCAGATGATTCTATCGGTGACCCTATTGAAAATCTTGGTACACGCAAAACCGACCCAGTCTTTCTTTTAGAGCAGAAGTCAGACGAACCTAATCCGCTCGTTGAGCAGCTGTTGACGCTAATGGAAAAACTCACTCCTCAGCAAATTGACCTAATTTACGACCTGTTTGGCAGCCAACGCCAACTCACTGAGATTGCCAATGAAGAAGGTAAATCTGTTACGGCAATCCATAACCGCAAAAGCAAAATCATCGCCCGGTTAAGGAAGCTGTTTGCAGAGCAAGGCATCCTCTAAAGCCGCATAATTACTGCATTTCAGGAGGGGGTTAATAATTTCGGCTTTAAGTAGCGGAAGAGATAAGGAGCTACATAAAGCCTATCCCTTCCTCCGGGTGCAGACCCGTCTGACACAGGAGGTAAAGCCTATGAATCTGCAACACAAAGTGCAAATCAATATTGCACGAAAAGATGGCTCTCAAAAGAAAGCCGTCATCAAAAGCGGGATCAGCAAGATACCGCAAAGACTTCTGAATTTTCTTTTCGGTGAGTTTACCGAGGTTCTGGTACTCACTCCCGGACAGAGCGTTCAGTCGGTAGAAATTCACGAAATTGGGAAAGGAGGTGCTGAACATGAGCCGAATAAAACTGCTTCTTGATGTGGTGCACGACTTGGAGTCGCTGACAGAAAGCCTGCGTACATTGGCAAACGCTGTCGCAAGTGATGAACCTTCAGCCGAGTCCGAAGAAAAGCCGACCACTCAAGAAACACCGGAAGTTAAGCCTACAGCAAAGACCATCTCAGTTGAAGATGTCAGAGCCGTGCTTACGCCGATCAGTCAAAGCGGCAAAACTGCCCAGGTTAAGACACTACTTATTAAGCACGGGGCAAACCGCTTAAGTGATATCGACCCCAGCGAGTACGGGTCCCTCCTTGCGGATGCGGAGGTACTTGCCAATGGGTAGACACGCAGTCCTTTCCGCATCCAGTTCCCATAGGTGGACAAAATGTACTCCCGCTGCCCGGCTTGAATTGGAATTCGATGATAACGAGTCTTCAGCCGCTGCCGAGGGTACTGCTGCACACGCCTTAGCCGAACACAAACTGCGTAAAGCATTGAAGATGCGTAGTAAAAAACCTCTCTCTCCCTTTGACTGTGACGAGATGGACGAATACACAGATGCCTATGTGGATTTTGTACTTGAGCAGTTGGAGCTGGCAAATCAGACCTGCTCCGACCCACTGGTGCTGATTGAACAGCACCTGGACTTCTCTAAATATGTGCCGGATGGCTTTGGCACAGGTGACTGCATCATTATCTCTGATAAGACCTTGCACATTATTGATCTCAAATACGGAATGGGAATAATTGTAAATTCAGAGCAGAATAGCCAAATGATGCTCTACAGCCTCGGTGCTTTGGAAATCTACGACAGCCTTTATGACATTGACGAGGTGTCTATGACGGTTTTCCAACCCCGCAGGGATAATGTCAGCACTTGGACCATCCCGGCAGATGAACTAAGGGACTGGGCGGAAAACGAACTTAAGCCAAAGGCTGAACTTGCCTTCAAGGGCGAAGGCGAATATTGCCCCGGCGACTGGTGTACCTTCTGTCGTGCCGCTGTGAAGTGTCGTGCAAGAGCCGAAGAAAAACTGAAGCTGGCTCAATCAGAGTTTCGTCTCCCACCGCTTTTAACAGATGCCGAAATCGAAAATGTCTTAGGAAAACTAAGCGACATCACCAAATGGGCAAACGACATACTGGCCTATGCCACTGATGCCGCCTTAAACCACGGCAAACAGTGGTCCGGTTACAAGATTGTGGCAGGCCGTAGCATTAGGAAATTTAAAGACGAAGATGCCGTTGCCGAAGCTGCCAAAGCCAATGGCTATAAGGACATCTACAGGCAGACCCTTATCACACTTACGGAATTTGAAAAGTTGATGGGCAAAGCCAAGTTCAATGAGGTTCTCGGTGACCTCGTATACAAACCACCGGGCAAGCCGACTCTCGTCGCTGTTACAGATAAACGACCAGCTTTAAACGTATCAAGCGCAACTAACGACTTTAATGAAATTATGGAGGATTGATTAATATGGCAAATCAGAAAAACAGTAAAACCAAGGTTATAACCGGTGTTAACACCCGTCTTAGCTATTTTCACGGTTGGGAACCAGTATCCATCAACGGCGGAAAAGAAAGATACAGCGTTTCTGTACTTATTCCTAAATCCGACGCGGAAACCATCAAGGCAATCGAGATGGCGGTAGATGCTGCTATTGAAGAAGGCATCGCCAAGTTCGGGGGCAAGAAGCCAAATAAGGCTGCTATTAAATTGCCACTCCGCGATGGCGATATTGAGCGTGATGACGAGGCATACAAAGGACACTTTTTCGTTAATGCCAACAGCATAACAGCCCCCCAGATTGTGGACAAAGCAGTCAAGCCCATCCTTGACCGTGATGAAGTCTACAGTGGTTGCTACGGTAGGGTATCCCTTAATTTTTATGCTTTCAATTCCAACGGCAACAAGGGTGTTGCCTGCGGTCTGGGCAATATCCAGAAGATTAAAGACGGCGAACCCCTTGGCAACAGATCCTCGGCTTCTGATGACTTCACATCCTTAGATGATGATGATTTCCTCGCCTAGGCAAAACATCATATGTGGTGGGTGGGGTCGGGTATTCCGCCCTCACCCTATTTCCCTAGAAAGGAAGTGAAGGAAATCCGGATGGCTAAAATAACGACTTTATCTTGTGACATTGAAACATACAGCAGTATCGACCTCGCCAAATGTGGTGTTTATCGTTACTCTCAATCACCGGACTTTGAAATATTGCTCTTCGGCTACTCCATTGACGGCGGAGAGGTGCAAGTTATAGACCTTGCCTGCGGCGAGAAGATTCCTCCGGTCATCGTATCCGCTTTGTCTGATCCCACCATTACAAAATGGGCATTCAATGCGCAGTTCGAGCGTATCTGCTTATCCCGTTTTCTCGGGTTTCCCACAGGCACTTACCTCGACCCTGATGGATGGCATTGCACAATGGTGTGGTCAGCTACACTCGGCCTCCCCCTCTCCCTTGAAGGAGCCGGTGCAGTTCTTGGCTTGGAAAAACAGAAACTCCAGGAAGGCAAAAACCTCATTAAATATTTCTGCGTTCCCTGCGCCGCTACTAAGGCAAACGGCGGACGTAGACGCAATCTACCGCAACACGACATGGAGAAATGGAAACTCTTCAAAGCCTACAACAAGCGTGATGTAGAGACCGAGATATGCATTCAAGAAAAACTCTCAAAATTCCCGGTACCGGATACGGAATGGGACAACTACAGGCTCGACCAGAGCATCAACGACCGCGGGATAGCCCTTGATATGGATTTTGTCAGACAGGCTATCCGCTGTGATGAAATTACGAAAACAAAACTGCGTGGTCTTATGCAAAACCTGACCAATCTCGAAAACCCGGGTTCTGTACAACAGATGAAGGAGTGGCTTGCCGACAACGGCCTTGAAACAGATACCCTCGGCAAAGCTGCGGTTACAGAACTTATAAAAACCGCTCCACCTAATCTAAAAGAAGTACTGTCCCTTCGCCAGAAACTCGCTAAATCATCGGTCAAGAAATACACCGCCATGGAAAACGTGGCCGGTTCAGACGGCAGAGCCAGAGGTCTGATCCAGTTTTACGGTGCGAACAGAACTGGCAGATGGTGTCTGACTGGTGATCATGAAGTCCTGACCTTAGACGGTTGGAAACGGCTTGATGAGTGGAATGGTGGAAAAATAGCCTGCTGGAATCCTATCGGCGAGACTGTTTCCTTTCAAAAATCCGCCGCTCTGCAGTTTCCATACAAAGGTAGCCTGTATGAATACACAGACAAGAGGATATCACAGTTAAGCACTCCAGACCACAGGATGTATGTCAAGAGAAGATACGGTGGCGAGTGGCTAGTTGATACCGTTTCCAACATGGAAAAA